ATGTTTTATAGTATTTACTTTTACAATTGTGTTATTAATAATTATATCTCAGTATTTTAATTACACTTATATTATCACATGTTAATAATATTTGTTGTGTATTTTTTATTAATATAACTACAAAAATGTAACAATAAAGTAAAAATGTCCCTTTTTGCAAATATTGCACTATAATATAATATATACTATTAAATAATTAAAATACTAAGATATAATTATTAATAACACAATTGTAAAAGTAAATACTATAAAACATTAATGTACAATTATTATATATGCAGTGATAATAGAATATATACACGTATATAACAACAAAACAATGTAATAAACGTATATAATGTGACGATAACAATGTATAAACGATAATAATGCAACGTATTGACACGTATATTGTTACAATGGCATGTCATATTGATAGGATATTGTATGTATCACTGATAATATGATAGTAAAACGTTACATTTATTGCATATATGGGGGCTTTATATAATATGATTTTCCTATGTACTTGGTTATCAAATACATATGTGTTATACAAACACTCTATATATGAAATTAAATAAATACAGCTGTTGGCATTGTGGTGCTTGTTGTAAGATTGGTGCTATGAGTGCCGGGGTACAAAAACAAGTTGCTAAATATGGTGTGGTACCTAGAGATAATGGGTACTGTGTGTACTATGACTTAGAGGGTATGCGGTGTTCTATATATAATGACAGACCGAAGGTATGCCGTTCTAAGTGGTGGGAGCCAGGGTTTTTAAAGCAAGCAGCTTGTGAGTATTTAGATAAAAAGATTAACAACAATTGATATGCCAGATACATTTATAAAGAATAACATGTCTATCGTGCTATCTTTTTTAGTTGCTGTGTTTACAGCAGGCGGTGTATTTGCAGAGTTTACGGCTATTAAGAATGAGCTTACGACTGTGCACGAGCGTCTTGATAAAAAGATAAAGGTTATAAGCAACCTTGAGGACAGGATATTAGATATGGAAAAGCAGTTAGAATACGAACGTGGATTCTTAGAAGCTGCAGCTAAAAAGAAAAGATAATATGCCACGAACAAGAAAAAGAATGAGTCGAAGACGATCAGGTTCAAACCTAGCATCGCCATTCCCATTAAAGGACAGTTGCTATCATAGTGTGAAAGCAAGGTATGATGTATTTCCATCAGCTTATGCTTCTGGAGCTATAGCAAAGTGTAGAAAGAACAAAGGAAAAAAATAAGATATGTCATTAACTAAAGTAACATCGGATGTATTAGAAGCGCGTTATACAGACGCAGCGGTTATAAGCAGTACGTCTGGTACTATTAGTGTTGACTGGTCGGCAGCCGCAGTATATCAAATGAATGCATCGTTAACCGGTGCAACTACATTAAACTTTACAGGATTTGTAACAGGGCAAGTAATAACTATATATGCTTTGCAAGGAGCTCAAACATTAACATTGACTTCCGACGCTAGCAGTAGTACTACGCTCCATAAAGTCGGCGGCGACTACGATGGATCTTCCGATCCTAACGTACTACAAGTAGAGTGTTTAGATGATAATAGCGTAAATGCAGTATTTGTATACTCAGTAGCTACCTCAGCAACAGATCCAACACCATAATATGAAAGCAAAAGATTATAACGGAACTATAAAAACGTTCCCAGCAGTTCCCAAGTCATATGGCAACATAATTGGAGGATTCGATTTGCTATCAGATATCGAGCTTCAAGGGTATGGGTTTTATGATGTGGTATATCCTGAATATAACGATCTTACACAGTATTTCAGTGGCTTGCAATTTAATGAAAGCACTAATCAGTTTGTATATGATGTCGTAAATATTGAGTGGGATGAAACTTTAGCGGAGCTAAAAGAAAAACAAATAACAGTAGCAAAAAACGCAGCTTCAGATTCTTTACGACACACTGACTGGGTTATTATAAGAGATACTGAATTAGGTAATACTACCAGCCAAGCTATACTAGACAGTAGAGCAGCCGTAAGAACAGCATGTGATGCCCACGAGGTAGCAATAAACGCTTTAGCCGATAAAGCGGCTGTAATGTCGTATTTAATAACTTACTAACATGAGTGTTACTGGCAAAAAACTGTTTCAAAGCGGCGGTGGTGGTGGCTACACTACTGATGGATTAATCTTAGATCTAAATGCTAACGACGGTTCGTACTCTTCTTCTTCAACCCAGTGGGCTGATGCTAGTGGATCTAGCTATAATTTTAATAGAAGCGGTTCAAATGTAGCTTGGCAAAATGAAGCAGCAACAGGAGTAGGCTCTTGGTATTTCAATGGAGGCTACTTTAACTTTGCACCACCCAGTGGAGGAAATAACGGTCTAGGGCACTTTGACAAATCTAGCTTTAGTATTGAAATATGGTTTAAGTATGTACCTTACGGGATTCAATCAACTCCGTGGTTGTGGGGATATGATTACATTCAACATTCATCTCCTTATTACAAACAGTATCTGAGGATAGGCGATTATGCCAACACATCTGTAGGTGGGTATAATTCAGCAACCTACGCAACTGGACTTTCTGGTGGTAACTGGTACCAAGCCGTTAGTACAAGAAATAATTCTACCCTAAGAGGGCAGATGTTTATAAACGGCCAAGAAGTTGGTATAAGTCAAAATGCAAGCCGTGTGTTGCAAGGAGCCCCTTACGGTTACAGTCAAGAAGTTTGGATTGGAAGAAGTAACTATGGTAGTGGTTTTTCATATTACAGTTCTTGGTATAAAGGTTGGATGAGTTTAGTTAGATTTTATAATAAAGCATTAACTAACGCAGAAGTAGCCGCTAATTATGAGTTTAGTAAAGCAGCTCACGGATTAACGTAAAAAAACATAAAGATATGATAAAAGGAATAGGGCCGCAAAACTTAGGCTCACAGGGGATGAACCCCAAAAGCACACCATGCGGTCACGCTAGATCGCCTTTAGATTTTAACGAAAAGTTACGCGCAGCAGAAGCAGCGGGTCAACTTCCAGATTCATTTGCATCGGCGGTTAGATCAGATGGGGATTCTCCTATGAACTACCAAGGTGACATTGATAATATACAAGCAGCAGCAGATACCTTATCTAAACACAATATTAGTGGCGGCGGTAGTGGTGGCGGCAGTGCAGCATCACCTGCAGCACCAGCTGTTAACAATCAGTCAATAGGTACAGCCAGCGCGCCAAGCGCAGGAGGCTTTACACAAGCTGTTGTAAATCCTGCTAAACCAGAACCAATTCCGAGCGCAGCTCCACACGGAAGCTCTAATGCGATACTAGGTCCAGCCTCAGATAGAATGAATACTAACTTCGATTACGAAGAGCGTAGACGCCAAAGTCTTCCATTAGATAGTTCAGACATGAGCCGAATGGGTAGTGGTAGTTACTTCTACAAGTAATGGCTACCGGTAAAATGAAGCGTGTAAAAGCGCCCGATAGTTATCATTGGATGAAAAAAGGCAGTAGTTATAAACTTATGAAGCATACAGGTAAATTTGTAAAACATCCTGGGGCTTCATTATATGCTAATTTTCCAATACAAAAAATTCATAAAAGTGGCAGTAAGAAAAACTAAAAAAGGATTAGCACTTAAACGTTGGTTTAAAGAAAAGTGGACTGACGAAAAAGGCAATGCTTGTGGTTCCACTAAAAATAAAAAAACAAAAAAGTGCCGCCCATCTAAAAGAGTATCTCGTAGTACTGTAAAGACGTGGAGAGAAATGTCCCCCGCAGAAAAGAAGAAAGCGGTTGCAGAAAAGAAACGAGTTGGTATGGGTAGAAAAACGTCTCAGATAAGAAGAAAAACAACTAAACGCAAAACCAAAAAATGAAACTCCCAAAGAACGGCGTAGCCAAAGAAATACGACACTACGTAGGAAGCTTATTTATATTCCTACTGGTAATGGCAATCATATTTATTTTAATGCGATACCCGGTTCTAGAAACCAACAAAGAAGTTGTTATGATGTTGATTGGTACTATATCAGCGTCTATTGGTCTTGTGGTTAGTACAATCACAGGAGCTAAGCCTGATGATGTCAACGCTTTAAAGTCAAGTTTAGAAAAGAAAGAACATCAGATTGAAACTTTAGTAGCAGCCAAAGATAATTTAGAAGAAATGATTATTAACCTACAAAGGCAAATTCTTGAAAATCAAGATGATGTTATGGATAAAATCATTTTAAAAGCAGCATTAGATTACGACGATAGAATAGCTGCTAAGAAAATACTTAAAGATAATGAGTCAGAAACTAACCCTTAAAGCCCGAGCGGCTAAGGCTAAGCGGGATTTGCAATATGCGAATTCACCAGCACGTAAGAAAAAACGAGCAGATAGCCAAAAGAAACGTAGAGCTGCAAAGAAGGCGGGTAGATCTCTGACCAATAAAGATTACGATCATAAAGACCGAAAATTTAAAAGCGTAAAAGCAAACCGCGGAAACGACGGTAAAGGAACAAAAATAGAAGGTAAAAGTAAATATTAAATTATGAGCACAACAAGAAAAAGAGCAAAAAAAGTAAGCGAAATTACAGGACCACGCGTAGCTATAGATACTTCAAGTTTAGATTTAGATCAAAGAAGATCAGTTGCAAATACTCGGAGGTCTGATAGTAAAGCTAAAATGAAGAAGAAGTACGACAAAAGAGAAGTTACAGTGGGTAATAAAACTAGACTTTCAAGAGGTGCTCAATCCATGGCCGGAGTAAAGGGTGGAAAAGCATCTAATAAAGCTGATTTATATCGTTCAGCTAATAAAGCCCAAACAGAGCTTAAAAATAGCGAAAGAATAAAGAACAAGGAGAGAGTTGCAAAGAAAAAGAAAGAAGCAGCTGAAAATAAACCACCATTAAATTACGGAACACCTATGAACTACTCAATGAAACCTGGGTCAAGGGAAGTAGATTCTCCTGGCGCATTTAGAGATACCCCTATAAACAAATATATGGGATCGGGCATTAATTACGGAACCGAAGGGGATGCTCCACTAAATGATGGGCATGATAAAAAGAAGAAGGTGGTAGCAAATGCTCCCAAGAAAAAATCAGCTTCTAAAAAAGCTCCACGCGGTCCTCAAAATATTAGTGTAGGTGGTGTAAAAGCTCGTATTAGTACTAAAGGTAGAAGCGAAAAAAATACAGACTTATTAGAAGAAGGCAAGAAAGTATATAAAAAAGTAAAAAAATACTTTAGCTCTTAATGCCTATTAAAAAAAGAAAACCGGCCCCTTCTCGCAAAAAGTCATTAGGCTATTACGCGAAGGTTAAGAAGGGCGGTGGCGCAGGTAAAAAAGCCGGAGGCGGTATGACCGCTAAAGGTGTTAAAGCTTATAAAAAAGCTAATCCTGGTAGTAAGCTTAAAACAGCTGTTACTACACCACCTTCTAAATTAAAAAAGGGCAGTAAAGCTGCCAAGCGAAGAAAATCATTTTGCGCACGTTCAAAAAGCTGGACCTCAGAAAGAGGGAGAGCAGCACGTCGTAAATGGAATTGCTAAAATAAAATTAAATTAAATTAAATACAATTAAATGACACAATTTGGCGGACCAAAGCTCGTTAAGAAAACATATTTTAAAGACGAAGCTAAAAGCAAATTAATTAAAGGAATAGAAAAGATAGCAGATGCCGTTGGCTCTACATTAGGAGCTAGCGGTAAAACTGTAATATTAGAAGACGACTTCGGTGGTCCTCACGTAACTAAAGATGGTGTTACTGTAGCCAACAGTATATTACTTCAAGATCCAGTTGAAAACTTAGCTGTATCTATGATGAAGCAGGCTGCACAGAACACTGCGTCAGTTGCCGGTGATGGAACCACAACGTCAATAGTACTTACTAAAGCTATTATAGATTCTTATTTTAAATTAGAAGGTAACAAGTTTTCCTTCAGAGACATCAAGTCTGGTATTAATAAGTTATCTAGTGTTGTTGTAGATGAGCTAACTAAAAGAGCACTACAAGTAGATGATAAGATGTTACACGACGTTTCTATTATATCTGCTAACAACGATCACGATCTAGGAAACTTAATTACACAAGCCTTCTTAAATGCTGGTGATAATGGTATTGTTACCATGGAAACATCACCTACTAATGATACTTACATTGATTCTGTAGAAGGAACTAAAATAGGTAGCACATCAAAATCTCCTCACTTCCATACTAATAAAGAAAAAGAAGTTAGCGAGCTAGAAAATCCTTTGATTTTTATGAGTGCTTCTAGTATACCTAATGTAAGGAAAATTCAAGACATCTTGGAGTATGCTATTAAGACCAATAGACCCATACTCCTTATTGCACCTTTAGAATCGCAACCATTAACTGCGTTAGCCATGAATAAAGTAAAGGGCAATATTAAGGTCAATGTTGTTGAACCTCCAAGTTTTGGTCTAAAACGTAAAGATATATTGGAGGATCTCGCATTGCTTGTCGGAGCGAAAGTATTTGATGAGTCACTTGGTGATTCTATTGATGCTATCACCACTGACATGTTAGGATCGGCTGATAAAGCCATTTCAGATAAAGATGGTACTGTACTTGTTGTGTCAGAAAAAAGTGACGAAGTGCAAGAGCGTATTGATTATTTAAAAACTGAACTTGAGAAAGAAGATCATTTTGTTACCACAAGGCATTTAAATGATCGCTTAGCTTTATTGTCAGGAGGTGTATCTGTAATTTATGTAGGTGCAGCAACTGAGGTAGAGCTAAAAGAAAAACAAGACAGAGTAGATGATGCTATACACGCGGTTCGTGCAGCTAAGAAAGAAGGAATACTGCCAGGTGGTGGTTCTGCTTTAGCTTATGCTGCTACAGCGAATTGGGAGTTAGAATTAAACCAAGGCGAACTTAAAGGTGTAGATATACTAAAAGAAGCGTTGGTTGCACCATTTACAAAAATATTAGATAACGCTGGCTTATCTCCAAAATCTTATACACTAGATGGTTGGGGCATTGGCGTAGACGTAAACTGCGGTTGTCAAAAAGTAATGATAGATATGGGTATTATAGATCCATTGCTTGTTACTAAGACAGCGCTCAGTAGTGCTATTTCAGTAGCAACAACAATTTTATCAACAGAATGTGTAGTAAGTAACGTGAGAGAATAATGAAAGCTATAGGTAATTATATTATATTAAAAGAAATTTTAGAACAATCTAAGAAAACAGCAGGTGGTTTAGAACTTGCTGAAAAACATAGAGAAGACATAAGATACAGACAAGGCCGGGTGATTTCATCCGGTCCTAGTCAATTAGAGAAAGATCAAGTTATATTGTTTGATAGGGTAGCAGGTCATCAAATTGAACAAGGTAATGATATATATAAAGTTATTATGTTGAGAGACGTAGTGGCTATTGTATAATGGATAGAAGCGACTTCGCACAGCGAGGCGAGCTAAAAGTCGATTTTTTAAAATACTATAGACTTGTATCAAGATGGGCCTGCACAAACTATGATTTAGGTGTTGCTGATTTAGAATTATTATTTTACTTAGATCCTATTAAGTATTTTACAATAGACGATTTTAAAGAAGGCACTTTATATTACTCTTGGGATAAAGAACGTTTTTATAGGCTTCAAAGAAATGAGTGGATTGAAAAAATACACAAAGGAGTTGGAAGACGGGGTGATCACAATAAATACAAAGTAAGTCAAAAGGGTAAATTATTAATAAATAGAATATATAGAATATTAATAAACGAAGAAGATCTACCTGAATCAGCAAAGCGCAATAAAATAATGAAGCGCAATAGATATATAGATAAAGTATATAGTCAAGCAATTAAAAAATTTAACAACCAAAAAAAATAAAAAATGGGATTTTTAGCTATAACTCCATCAGTTAACGGTACTACAGGTGAAATAACTTATACTTCAGCTGTGCCATCGGCAGGTGTTAAAATCACAGGTGTGGTTTTACGCCCGTTTATGACTAATGGACCAAATCAAAACGCAAACGGAACATACGATACAAATGTAGCAAACTTAGTATATGATGTAAAGGTACGTCCTAACAGTGTTACAGCTGTAATGACAGTAACCCCTACAGGGGCTAACCAACCTTCTTACTCAATCATAATATTTAAAACGCCTGAAGGTATCGCACAAGAATACAAATATGCAACCGGTGACACTATTACAGTAAATGGTGTAGTTGAAGCATTAATAACAGACGCATAGTACGATGAAAAACGAAAAACACTTATACAAAGGTTTACCCGGCATTGATACAAAAGGATGTGACTGTGGTAGTGATGGAAATTGTAATTGCAATAAACCAATAACTCAAAGAGTAAAAAATAGTAGTAACGGGACTTTATTAAAAAATAAATAATTATGGCAAGAATCAGTACATATACCATTGACTCGTTAGTTGAAGGTAGTGATAAACTTTTGGGTACTGATGCAAATTCAAGTTCCGCATTAGCTACCAAAAATTATACGATAGACAGCTTAAAGTCTTATATACTTGGCAATCAGCCATCTACTAATAACATACCAGATTATGTTCCTTTAGGCTTTTTCCTTTCTGTAAATAGAGAAGGAACTGCGTACGAAAAAGCGCAAGTTAGAACATTAGCTGGGTCTGTATTAACTAATGTTGTTTTAAAAAGCAGCACTGTAAATACAGGTTCAGAAATATATTTAAATACTCTTGGTAATGGCCAAGTGTTTTTAATTATAAGAGATTACAATGATGGTCAGTTTGGATTAGACTACGATTTTCAAGCATTTGCTGATAACTCCGCTACATTTACAGGAGTTTTAGCTGGTGACACATTTACTGGTACAATAACTTCTTTTAATTCTGGATCATTACTTACAGATTCACCAGAAGCTAATTTTAGTAAATATGTTAGCAACGGAAATAACAAATATACTGAATGGTGTTTTAATGTTACATTAGGAGAAACTTATACAGGAGGTAAAGTTGCTTTTTCTGAGTTTACATTTTTAACAGGTGTTCAGCAAGTTAAAACACAAATAGTAGGAGACTTAGAAGTTAGTAAAGAATTTGTAGTAAATAATATAGACTTAGGTGGCAATTTAAATATAAAAACCTCAGCTCAATCAATTACTTTTGGAGATACTGCACCTAACGTTAAATTAAGTACAGACGGTACAAATTTAACTGTTACAGGAGCTGGCTCTAATCTAGTTGCAAATTCTACGACATTTTCTGCTAATACAACAGCGCCTGAATTTCATGCGCTAAATGCAAACAGTACTAAATCAGTATTGTCTTCAACAGGCGTTCAATTAAAAGATGCTTCAGGTAATAATATAGACAATCAAGTTGCAGGTAATATATCTCAAGGTACTTTAAGCAATGAAGGGTATTTAACATCATTAAAAGTAGATGATAAATATTTTAGTTTACCAGCTTTGTCATCGGGTGTAGCAGAAGCTATTCCGGGACTCACAGAAGTACTTGCGGGACCTCCAGCTAATATTACGCCAGGTAGATTTTTCTATGCGACACAGAACGCTGCAGGAGCTTTGTTTTCAGCAGCCACATCTCCAGCTTCATTAGGTAGCGCTCCATCTGTTACAGCGGGCACTACTTCAT